AGAGATATTAATAAATCGAATTTAAACAAAAGAGATTATGAATACTTAGCGCAGAATCGCCCCGGAGAAAACACAATGTCAGAATCTAGAATGTATGGTAACGAAACAAGAAGTTATCAAAAAATTGGAAAAGCAAGAATAGCAATCAAGCATTCTGCTCCAATCAATGTAGAAAATGCTAACAGTAGAACTAGTAAAATTGGTTCAATTTATATTGAATCACCAACTGGTGAACGTTTTAAATATCCTTATAAACATTTAGCAGGCGCTAGAGCTATGGCATTACATGTTAATGAAGGCGGTCATATGTATGATGATTTTGGCAAACACATCTCCGGGTTGTCAGAAGAAATGTCAAAATTGCGCAAGTTTAGCCAATACATGAATCGCAGTAGTGTAATGGCAGAAACATTAGAAGGCTATACAGATATTGTAAAAGGGCGTATCAAAGAAGTAAGACAAGAAATACAAAACTTACAAAAACCAGGCTACTATAAAGAAGCAAGTGAAAATTATGAAGTTGCTGTCATGGAAGAAGTTCCAACTGATGTATCCGATGCATGGGTTGATCAACTTACTATCAAACAGTTTAACGAAGAATTAAAAGATGTGTTTCCATACATTTATAACTTAGTAGGCACAAATGTTGTAGAAACAATGGACCTAGACGATATTTTAGATGAAGGCTACATGAAAGGCTATAGCAAGTATCATTGTGAAGATTGCGGATGCCAAATGCATAACTGTAAACCAGATTGCGATTGCTCACATGATTCACATGACGAAACTGGTTCGTGGTGGAGAGATGCAGATGGCAACGGTGTTCCTGATGCATTTGAATCAACAAACAAGGTTGACTACGACAGAATTGTAGAATTAGCAATTGACAAATTAATGGGTCAGTTTGCTGAAGAAGTAAACGAAGCAAAAGCAAGACCAGGATATTGCTCAGACGATTGTTGTGGCGCAGATGTAAAAGCAGAAGATTGCACATGTGCTCCAACATGTAAGCATTGTGATTGCAATGCAACCAACGAAGCAAAAGAAAAGCCAAAAGGTTCGTTTGAACCACACCCTGGTGCTTTTGACTGGGATGCTAACATGGATGATGACGATGATGATGAAAAAGAAGCATATTCACCAGGCGATGAAAACGAAGAAGGAATGGTAAGCAATTGTTGCGGCGCTCCGATTATGGATGTTTATGACGGGCATGGTAGATGCTCAGATTGTAAAGAAATGGCAAGTGCTGTTCCAGAATCAAACGATGATACAATGGATGTTAAAGTAGGTCCACAAGGCATGGAACCAATGGATAAAGAACCAGAAAAAGAAAAGACCCCAATTGGAGAGTTTATTCTATCTTACTTTGATAGAGAAAACGGAACTTTTCCTAAAGGCGAAACAGCAGTTCTTACTATGGTGGAAAAAGAGTACGGTGAACAATATGTAGAGCCAGCTGCTAAATTTATTAAAAAAGTAGAATCAATGATTATGGCTCGCCAGGCAGAGCAACAGACAAGATATCCAGAAACAGAACTAGCAAAACAAGGCGAAGTTGATGAACGTTCACAATTTGAATTATACAGAAATAGTATCGTATTGTATGATCCAACTACAATGGAAGTGAAAAGAACATATCCATTAGGTCATGGTAAACGAGCAAGCGCAGACGCAGAAAAATTAGACTTAATTGCTACTGACGGTGCTAACTATATGGAACTTGTTAGAGACAAGAAACGCATGGCAGCACAAGACACTGAAAAACCAGCAGAGCTACCAAAAGCACAAGAACCAAAGAAACCAGGCGCATTAGATAGAATTAAATCGTTAGCTGGTTTAAACTAATCAGCTAACTTTTTGAAATTATTGTCAAAAAAACACTTGACAATGATAAATAAATTGTGTAGTATAATAACTGTGCTACACATTAAAGGCACATAGAACATAGGCAATATATAAGGAGGCATAACTATGGCATCATTAGCAGAAATTCGAGCAAAGCTCAAAGAACAAGAATCACGCACAAGCGGTAATTCTAACAGCGGCGGCGATAACGCAATTTACCCATTTTGGAATATGAAAGAAGGCGAGCAAGCAACGCTACGCTTTTTACCTGATGGCGACGAATCTAATACTTTCTTTTGGAAAGAACGCTTGATGATTAAACTACCATTTCAAGGTATTAAAGGTGAAACCGATTCACGTCCAGTACAAGTACAAGTTCCGTGTATGGAAATGTACAGCGAGTCTTGTCCAATTTTACAAGAAGTACGTGGCTGGTTTAAAGACGCAAGTCTTGAAGACATGGGTCGTAAATATTGGAAGAAACGTTCATACATCTTCCAAGGTTTTGTTGCTGATGATCCACTTAAAGAAGATTCTCAACCAGAGAATCCAATTAGACGTTTTATTATTGGTCCACAAATTTTCCAATTAATTAAGGCAGCACTTATGGATCCAGACATGGAAGAATTACCAACAGATTATACTGCTGGTGTAGACTTTCGTTTGTCAAAAGGAACAAAAGGTGGTTATGCTGATTACGGCGCAAGTAATTGGGCACGTAGAGAACGTCCACTAAGTGATAGCGAAATGAGTGCTATTAATACAAACGGGTTGTTTAACTTAAACGACTTCCTTCCTAAAAAGCCAGATGAAGTTGGCGTAAAAGTCCTTACTGAAATGTTTGAAGCAAGCGTAGACGGTGAAGCATATGACGCTGAGCGTTGGAGCCAATATTTCCGTCCAAGCGGAATGGCAGCACGTACAGGTGATCCGCAAAATAGAGCACCAGCACCAGCACCAGCACCAGCACCTGCTCCGGCAGCTCCTGTAGCAGAAACTGTAACTGATACAGGCTGGCAAGAACCTGCTCCAGCAGCAACGCCAGAATCTGCTCCTGCTCCAGCAGCAGAAGAAACAGGTGGCGCTCAAGACATTCTTGCAATGATCAGAGCACGTCAAGGTCAATAATAGAAAGGGCTTCGGCCCTTTCCTACACTTTTTAGAATAGGAGATATATATGGCTACTAAGGCATTCGATCCTAGTAAGTTCCGAAACTCATTAACAAAATCTATTAAAGGTATGAGTGCAGGGTTCAATGATCCACAAGACTGGATTAGCACAGGCAACTTTGCACTTAACTATCTGTTAAGTGGTGATTTCCGTAAAGGTATTCCATTAGGTAAAGTTAGTGTATTTGCTGGCGAAAGTGGCGCTGGTAAATCTTATATTGTGTCTGGTAACATTGTGAAGTCAGCACAAGAACAAGGTATTTTTGTTGTACTCATTGACACGGAAAATGCTCTCGACCAATCATGGTTAGAAGCGTTAGGAGTTGATTGCGATGACAGCAAACTACTCAAACTAAACATGGCAATGATTGATGATGTTGCTAAAACTATTAGTACATTCATGGATGACTATCGTAGTATGAACGAAGAAGATCGTCCTAAGGTGTTGTTTGTAGTTGACTCGTTAGGCATGCTTATGTCGCCAACTGAAGTTAATCAGTTCGAAGCAGGTGATATGAAAGGTGATATGGGTCGTAAGGCCAAAGCACTGAAAGCACTTGTTACTAACTGTGTGAATATGTTTGGCAGTTACAATGTAGGCATGTGTGTTACTAACCACACTTACGCATCACAGGATATGTTTGATCCAGATGATAAGATTAGTGGCGGTAGCGGCTTTGTATATGCTAGTTCAATGGTTGTTGCCATGAAGAAACTAAAACTCAAAGAAGATGCTGATGGTAACAAAACTAGTACAGTAAATGGTATTAGAGCAGCGTGTAAAGTTATGAAAACACGTTACGCTAAACCGTTTGAAGCAGTACAAGTAAAGATTCCATATGAAACAGGTATGGATCCATATTCAGGTATGTTTGATTTGCTTGAAGCAAAAAAACTACTTGAAAAACAAGGTAATCGCTACAAGTATATTGATAGCGCAGGTGTAGAAACATTAGAATATCGTAAGAATTGGACAGGTGACAAACTCGAAATGATCATGGCCGATTTACCGGCAAAAGAACAACAAATGGTAAATATCGCTAACGCAACCGAAGAAGTTGTGATTGATCATAACGAGGAGTTAGCCGAGAATGAATGACGAACAAATTGTAGATATATGGAATTTATTTAAAAATTATATTGATAAAAAACATGTAGAAACAATAGCAGAAAAGTTTATTGATTTATTAGCAGATTATGGAATAGATGATATTTCATTCAAGGATTGCCTCGGACACGACAAAGACCTTGATGCTGCTATTTTATATTATTTAGACTTGGATGCTGATGTAGATGACTACGACGAATACGAGGATGAGTAATGGGATGGTACAGCCAAGTAAGTAGAAACATTGGTGAAATTCCTTCAGCAATACAATACTTTGAAACTGAACTTAACGCAGCAAAAGCAGAGTGTAAGTTAGTTGGCAACGTTGAAAAAGCAGCATCACAAATGCCTGGTATCGTTGAACACCGCTTTAATCAGTTACAAGAAATTGAAGCAATTTTAAATTACTTAAATATTGAGCTACGTAAATTGCGTAGCTCCTTTTTTCGTAAATATCTTGAAAACTATCAACGGGCACTGTCTAGTCGTGACGTAGAAAAATACGTTGACGGCGAGGCAGATGTCGTCGATTATGAAAAGATTATTAATGAGTTTGCGTTATTGCGTAACAAATGGTTAGGAGTATTAAAAGGTCTTGATCAAAAGCAATGGCAAATTACAAATGTTGTCAAACTCAGAGTAGCTGGAATGGAAGACGCATCTTTGTAAATACTGTATGTTAACAGTAATACTTCCAGCAGCAGGAAAAGGTACAAGATTAAATTTACCTTATCCAAAAGAAATTTTACGCTTGGATAAAAATCAAGCATTAATTGATTATAGTTTTGATTTTTTTAAAGACTATAATAGAAATGAAGTTGAATTTGTAGTTGTAATAAACGAATACAAAACTGAAATTATAGAATACCTGTCAAAGTACAAAGACAAATATAATATTAGCTTTACATTTCAAAATCCAAATGAACTAGAATACACTGGTGCGATTAAGTCAGCATCGCATTTGTTTGGCAATTATAATGTAGTATTATTACCTGATACTATTTTAAAACTTAAACAAAATGCTAATTTATATGATACTGTTGTAAAGCGTTTAAATGCTAACAGATTTGTTTTCTTTTATAAAAAAGAAACTGATCCACTAATGTTATCAA